TTATCTGCATAAACTATATTCCACCTGGTCGCTATATTATCAAACAGCTTGGTGTAATCACCATAAGCAGTTCCCCTATCTTTTAATATCTGTGCTGATACCTCTGCATATTGATGCGGCTTCATCCGGTACATTCTCCTAAGTTTTCCTGACAAAAATATCCTTGTTGATCGAATACCCAATCTTGTTGGTTAGTTACAAAATCATTGAAGTTAGATAAGTTTCTATCTCTATTAAATTGTTTGTTGGTAATCTTTTCCATATCAAGCCACCATTTAGCTTTGTCAGGAAATTCTTTGAATAAAATAGCTAATTGGGATTCAGATTTAAGAAAACAACCATCACAGTTACCCATAATGGTTTTGCCTTTTACTACTGGAAGCCTTAATTTAAATGGTTGCTTTGACCAAAACTTTTCAACATCAACTAATGTATCGTCAGCCAATGCTATAGGATAATATGGATAATAACCTTGATCCAATTTATATTTTAATCTTCTTTTTTCGTCAGCCCTTATACCTAAACAGTTATTCCAATTTTTCCACCCTAATGATTTAAGGTATTTACTAGCTGTTTGTATTTTCAATATACCAGTACAATATCTTTGCAGAGCATTTGTTAATCTTCCATATCTTAATATAACCTTTTCAAATGGCTCGCCATTATAACTAGCTGAATTATGGCTGACCTCTTTAAAGCTATTTTTCCCATCAACTTCGTCATATTCTAACCAAACAATATTGACATTCCATCTATGAGAACATTCTTGAACAAAATCTAATGTTTCTTCCATTTCACGACCAGTGTTCGTAAATATTACTTTTGCTCTATCAGGCAATCCATTATTAGCTTCAAGGATTTTATAAAGCATATAGCCACTAGTACGACCACCACTAAAGCTGATCTGAACATTTCCTTCAGGTAGCTTGTATGAGTTCATCGAATGTCAAACTCATCTAGAATTGACTGCATCTTGCCTTCCAACATTGCCTTCTCACAATCTGCCCTCAGCTTATGAAAATCTGTGCCTGCATAATTTGGCATATCTTTTTTCTTATAAACCTGATCAATGACACTCTGAATATAACTTTGTTGTTTTTCGCTTAATTCTTTTGGCTTATCAAATCTTTCACTGATCGATTTAGCTGAAGCCATTAAATAACTTTGCAGATCACCTTTTGGATGCTCCTGCACTTCAACAAATAAATTATGAAGATGTTCATAAACCTTCTCATTTGACATTCGAGATTTACCCTTAATCATCTCTCTTAATTTACCCACAAAAGGTCTTAGATATTTTATTCCAGTATTCTGTTTTGCAAGCCAATTTAAATGATCTTGATAAACTAAATCTCCATACGATTTTGTCGTATTCTCCGCTATATCTAATTTATTAGATATAGAATAAGGGTTCTTAAGGGATCGTACGTCACCCATGTCGTCACCATTTGCACGAAATGACATATCCATTTCTTCATCAATTACCTGATTTGTCGTATCCATTTTAAGTGCAGGGATAGTATATTTGTTGGCAACATTTGGTATTGCCTGCACCCTAATAAACCCATTTTCTAATAGACTTTTAATATGCCTTTGAACTGTTCTAAGTGAACATTCTGAGAACTCAGCAATCCTATCCTGAGATGGATAAGCATAACCTTTACTGTCGTTATAATGATCGCATATTATTAATAAAACTAACTTTGTTGTCGGATCTCCAACCTTCTGTGACATACCCCAAGCAAATGCCTTCATACTCATATTTAATGCTCCAAACTGTTAATATCATTCAGGAAACTTGCAGGCACAAAATATGCCTTACCATAGTCTCCATAATCATTGACAAAAGCATCAAGCATACCATCGCCACCTTTTATCCATCCCTTAATCTCATAGGATGGACACACTCCAACAACCAAAAAATAAACTCTATCTTTAGGGTCATCATCTCTCAAAATTAAGTCATAACCTTGTTTACTTCGTGTCCTTACTTCCCAACCAGTGCCATCAATATCACCACCACTTTTGAAGGTATTTATTGAACCACCCCAATATTTACCCATAGCCTTGCTCACCGCTATCTCACCGCAAGCACCTTCAATATGACTATTCCAACTGGACTTCAGCTTAGTCTTATTCTTGTAGCCTCTTTTAATCGCACCAATATGCCTGAGAGATCCAGTAGTTGAACCCTGAGCCATCTCGTAATCTAAAAGAGTTACCTTCATCGTCTAGCTAACAACTCCAACCAATCATCAAAATCTAAAACTATTAATGGCTTTTTATTGTCAGCCTTAATAATCAATGCATCATTGCCTTCAAACCAATCGTAAATAGATTTAAATCCATTTGCTCTGCACTTAGCCTCAACATTCCACTTATCTTCACCGACTTTATTGACAATTAAATCGCCTTTTATACTGCCACCGCCTGACAATGGAACTCGAATACATTCAATATCTTCATGCAGTAATGCCTGCTTCCTGAGATTATTCTCAACTCTGTAGCCTTTATCTCTAGAGAATTTACCCATTACATTTTCCAATCCTGAAGATTAACTTTGCCTTTTGTGAAGGTATGAATTGCCAACATTTTTTTAGCTGAAGGTAATGATTTTGAATAAAGCCACTTATGAATTGTTGGCTGAGAAACTTCTAATAGATCAGATAACTCTTTTTGGGATATTCCATTTTTAACTAGATATTGTGATAACTTCACTTAGATTTACCTTATATTGTAGTTTACTATAGTTGCACTATAATTATAGATATGAACTATATATCTGAACTAGTCAATACATTTAAAAGATTTATAAAAAAAATATTGAAATATAATATTCTTGCCTTATAGTAATATATCTTATGTAAACTAATCTTGTGGGAACACATTAGTCCACAAGCATAAAATAAAAAGGATATGTGCCAATGAAACTGGTTAAACAAATAAAAAGAAAGCCAAATTGCTTAAAACTTAAATTTCGTAGTTTAAGATATATGATTGGATTATCTAATTTAAAAGCATGGGATAACCCACCACTAGCACCCCCTTCTTAACAATTAAATTAAATAAATTTTATAAATAATATTTTAATTTTTTTTGTTAAGGAGTTAATAAACCACAATGAAATTTCCAAATAACCTTTATGTATTGAGGTCTAATAAAGGACTTCAACAAAGCGAGGTATCTGAGGCTATTGGACTTGGTCAATCTGAATATAGCAAAATGGAACGAGGCGATAGAAAGTTAGGCATACATCTTGATAAGTTAACTCAATTTTTTAAGGTTGAGCAAGATACCATTTTGAGCAATGCAAATGTCATCCATAAAAAGCCAATGGATCAACAATCAGCTATACCTATAGAAGATCTGCCTATGTTTGGTTTGCCCTTCCCAAATGGTGCTGAAGGCTTTCAGGTTCAAAAACAAATGTTCACCCACTGTGTAAGACCTGATTATCTTATTGGTAAATTAGAGGCTTATGCCTGCTTTATGCTTTCTGAAAATATGGAGCAACGATATTTATATGGTGAAATACTTTATGTAGATCCCACATTGCAAGTTAAAGAAAAAGACTATGCAGTTGTTCATATAGATGTTGCAGGAAAAGTTGCAGGCTTAGTCCGCAGGGTTTTTGAGGTCACTGATAGGCAGTATAAACTATCAACCCTTAATCCTGAGAATACTGAGGTTTTTAAAAATTCAGATATAAAAGCCATACATAAGATAGTTGGTACTAGAACCAATATAGAATAAATATATTGCAATATATGCCAATAAGGTATAATCTCTTCATTAAATTGAGAGGAGATTACCTATGGCATATCCATTTTTTGAGAAGTTTGGATTAGACACAAAAAGTCTAGCCGAACGAACTAACACGATTGGTGGTAGTGATATAACCACACTAGCTTCAGGCGAACCTGAACGTATATTAAAATTATTCCAACAAAAAACTGGCAAGATTGATCGAGATGACTTGACAATGGTTTGGGCAGTTATAATGGGGCATATAACTGAAGAAGCAAATATTGAATGGTCTGAGCATTATTTAGACCTTCCCATAATTGACCGCCAAAAAGTTTTTAATGGCACTAAATATCCCTTTATGAGATGTACTGTCGATGGAGTTGTAAAAGGCTACAAAAATAGATTAGCAGTCATTGATGCTAAATTTACTATGGGCAGACCTAAAAGAGATGAGGAATATAAAGACGTTATCCCTCGCTTAGTTAAATATTACAGTCCACAACTTCACTGGAACGCATATTTAATTGAAGAGACCACTGGCAAAAAATGTCCTTATGGGTTGTTGTCTTTTATTAAAGCAGGCGATCAGCCAGTTATCCATGAAGTTAAAATAGATAAAGTCTATCAGGAAAAACTTATTGATGTTGCTAAGTGGTTTATGGGTTGTGTCGAGATGGATATAGAGCCAACTGACATTCCAACTGCTGAAGCACCAGTTCCTCAAGAAGATAAAGTACCAGTAGATATGAAGGCAGATCCAAAATGGAAAGCCTTTGCTGATCAATATATTCAGACTTTAGGAGCGAATGAGATCTTTAAAGATGCTGAAGCCAAAATCAAAAAGTTAGTTCCACCAAATGCCAGTGAAGCATTTGGGCATGGAATACAAGTCAAAGTCGCAAAAAATAATAGTAAGAGGATAACACTATGCAACAATTAAGTAAGGCAATACCAATTCCACAATATAAAACCCCACAAGCTGAACCAGTTAGTAAGGTTGATAATAATATAGCTATGGCATTAATAGCTTTTCACCAAACTAATCCTCATGCTTATGAAGATAAAAGAAACCCACATTTTAAAAACAAATATGCCTCACTAGAAAGTGTCATTAAAACTGTCAGAACTGCTAGTCAATTTGGTTTGACCTTTACTCAGGAGATGGACTTTGAAGGCGAGATAAGTTTTGTCAGGACTGTGATGATGCACTCTTCAGGCTCTATGAGAGTGAGTAGAACTAAGATTGTATCTAAAGATCCTAATGATCCACAAAAGCAGGGATCTGCTATTTCATATGCAAAAAGATATGGACTGCAAAGTATATTCGGACTTCCCTCAGACGATGATGATGGAGAAGTCGCTACATTAAAGCCTGAAGGCATTGCTCCCAAGTTTTTCCCTTCAGGTAATTCTGCTTCAGGGGGTAACACCTCCTCCAATCCCTCTGAAGTAGATCTAAATTCACTTATAGCCAATGCAAAGTCAGAAAAAGAATTAACTGACTTATATGTGAAGCATAAGCCGACAGACGAAAAAATAATTCAAAAATTCAAAACCAAAAAAGGAGAGTTAAATGGAAGATAAACCTATGATTAAATATGGAGTTGATGAGTTAACAATATCCATAAATAAAAATGATCGTAAAACTGAGGATTGGCACTCTGACCTAAATGGCAAACTTGTCATTAATGGTGAGACCTATTATTGCAACATATATCAGAAGAATGATAACTGGATTGCAGGCAAGTTAGTTAAAGCTGATCCTTCCAAAGTCAATGCAGGCGGTCAAACTATGACTAATTCTACAACCATAGCCGACAATGACACTTTAAACGATAAGATACCCTTCTAGATGAAAAGAGAAGATATTTTAAAAAGTGCGATAGGATTAATCAATGGTGATCGAGCAGACGATTATGGAGATGCTTTTGATAACCATAAGAGGATCGCTGAGTTGTGGTCAGTTGTTTTTGGAATAAAAGTAACTGCACAACAAGTTGTCCTCTGCTTAATCCTATTAAAAGTCGCTAGACTTATTTATTCCCCATCCAAAAAAGATAGTTGGATCGATATCGCAGGATATAGCGGTATCGGTGGTGAGTTTATTGAGAAAGAAAAAAATGAGAGCAAAAAGAACTAAAATTCAATCGTATGCAAATACTGAATTGAAACAAATATTTAAAGATCTTAACAATAAAAAAAATATTGAATCAGATGATTGGGGCAGTCAGACAATAGCTAAAGATGATGCAGATATGTATGGCAGTTTTTCGAGACAAGCAACTCAAATATCTTATGGCAGTTCATCCTTATCTGAGGTGATGGAAAGCAATAATAAATATCAATATAAAAATGGCTCTGCAAGAGATGGAGTTAGATACAAGAGGAGTTAGCTATGGAAATATGTCCAGTATGCAAGTCTGCATGGAAACCAATCATTACAAGATCTGCGGAACAATGTCAGATCTGCAAGCTAACAATGCCATTAGATTGTTGTTCAGGAGTTTGTGAGAATGAGCAAGTGGAAAAAGCCGACAACAGTATACGTTCATCCAACTCCTCTAATGACTAAATGTGATCACTGCGGAAAGGCTTTTGATTGGAGATATGGTGGCTTGATTAATATGTTGAAAGTTGAATTTTGCGGACATGAATGTTTTGACGATTATTTAAAAGAACGAAAAAGGCTGAGAGATGAGTTTCAATCGCTTTGATTATTGTAAATATTGTAAGGCTGAGATGCCTAAAACAAAAACCAAACGATACCGAGCGACTATGTGTTATGACTGCCAAACCGATAAGAAAGATGGCAACCACGAACTTTTAAAAATTTTTGACGAACTTCGAGAAAAAAATAAAAAAGCTGAGAAAGAAAATTGGGGTGCAGAAAATCTAAAAGTGAGTGACGATACCCCCTATAAAAAGAAGGGGCATACTGAGGTTTGGAGACGAACTTCCTTAGACGATATTTAACCCAATAATCTTTGCATTAATTTCTCAGCTTGCACTGGACTTCTAGCTTGCTCTATATCAATAACTGTATAATGAACTTCAGCAGTCTTAGAGTTCTTGCTATGCCCCATACGAGCCTTTCTGATATGATCAGGCACTTCACCAATCATGCTAGTGTTGTAGTACTTCCTAAAGCCACCAATACCATAGTCAGGCACTCCTGCTCTTTTACAAACTGTAGTAATTAATTTTCTCATAGCATTTTGCTCAAATGGTTTTTTTCCATTAGAATTTGGGAATACCCAAAAATCACAAATAGAGTTTAACTTCCATTTTTTCAGCAATGTCATAACCTGAGAAGGCAAGCCTAAAACTCTTTCTCTAAAATTATTTTTTAGTTCCTGAGTGTCATATCTATAGACGTTTCTTTTGATAGTAACTTCAGACTTAGTGAAGTTTATATCCTTCCACTGCAATCCCTGAAGTTCGTTAGCTGATATTCCAGTAAAAGCAGAAAACATTATAAACGTATCTAGATATAAAGTTTTTTCAGCTTGAATTAGTTTTAAAACATGATCGTGAGAATATCCGCCTCTTTCAATCACAGTTCCTTTTATCTCTTTTCTATCGTCAGAGTTACAAGGATTTCTAGAAATATAACCCTGATCAACTGCAAATTTCATAACCATACTTAGTGACTGAACACAATGCCTGATAGTCTTAGCAGACAGATCTTTGTCAGCACTATCATCAATAAATTCATTTACCTTACCAGTGGTAATCTCTTTGATACTCATGCCCTTATAAAAGGGATTTAAGTGCAGTCTGAGATGCCTTTCATCGTTGTCATATGATCGTTGCCTAATGCCATTAACTTTTCTTCCAACCGCATTTAATCGCTTCTCTAAGGCAAGTTTTGCTACGTCATCAAACAAAGCAACCTCAATCTTTGTTACATGATTTTCAAAGTCAGAAATCATAGCTTTTCTAATAGACTGAAGATCTTTTTTGTTAACGGCAACCTTCCTGCCATATGACTTCATAGTCGCTGATTTATAACGAAACTGAAAACCTTTATAATCTTTAGCCACAATTATATAAGGCTTAATATCTCCAATAAAATAATTAGCCATTAGTTTGCTCCCTTTCTAAAAACTATTTCGTCATTGTAAATCATGCCCTTGATATTTTGTAAGCACTTGTAAATTGTTTTGCAGTTGTCATCAAAATCTTCATGGCATCTATCATTAACACCTAAGTCAAGAATTGTATTTTCCATAGATGAAATCTTTTCATGTAGTTGAATGTTTTGCTTTGTTCTATTATCTTTTTGCATTTTAATTTTGCTCCCTATTTTAATTAGCCACTCTAAAAGCGATATTATTCCTTTATTATGCACTATTATGCATATTATGCAACTATTATTTCAAAAAAAGGGAACTATGCCTGACGAGCGTTAGCCACTTTGTTAGCCACTCTGTAATCGTTATCAGGCTTAAAACGCAAAAAAACCCCAAAAACCGAAGTTCTTGAGGTTCGTGTAAGTCATTGATTTTATTAGATAAGTTGGTTGCGGGGGTAGGATTTGAACCTACGACCTTCAGGTTATGAGCCTGACATTTT